TGTAGCAGTTGTTGCTTGAGATGTTGCAGTAGTAGCACTATTACCTGCATTAGTAGCAGAACTTGCAGCGTTACTAGCTGAAGCATTAGCCGCTGTTGCAGAGTTAGCTGCATTAGTAGCTGAAGTATTAGCTGCTGTTGCACTATTAGCTGAGTTAGTTTCACTAGTCGCTGCATTTGTAGCTGAAGTTGCAGCATTCGTAGCCTGAGTAGAAGCTGTAGAAGCCGAGCTAGCCGCTGCTGTGGCACTTCCTGCAGAAGCAGTAGCACTTGTAGCAGAGTTATTAGCTGACGTTAAAGAAGCCGCCGCAGAATTAGCTGCATTGGTAGCTTGAGTAGAAGCTGTAGTGGCACTTGCAGCAGCATTTGTTTCTGCTGTTTCGGCATTTGTTTCAGCCGTTTCAGCTGCTGTTTTAGCTGTCTCTGCAGCTGTTTTAGCTGTTGTTGCTTCTGTTACAGGATATTTCCAGGTACTACCATTCCAAAAAGCAAAAGTACTACTTGTTGTGTCAAAATAAATAGCACCAGTTAATAAAGCATTGCCATCATTGTCTACACTAGGTGCAGAGGACTTTTGCCCCAAATAACGATCATCAAATTGATCATAAAGATTAGATGTAGCTGTAATAAAGGCAGAACCACCTACATTGGTAGATGATACTTGATTACCTGCTGCATCAGTAATTACGACAATAAGATCTCCATTACCATCCATAGTAACACTAGAAACAGAGTCACCTTTAGTACCTTGACCACCTGTTCTAGCTAGACTTAACTGCATCTGTTGATTGTTAAGAGTAAGATTATATGCCATGACTTAAGCCTCCGTAGGTGAATATAAGACCTCAACGAGACCACGCATAGGTTTCCAGATTTGTTGGTTATTTCCTAAAGCAGTATCTTGAATCTCTAATCCAATAAATCCATAGATAGGTTTATCAGGTTCAGGTGTTGTATTCCAAGTTGCAATAAGAGTTTGCGGAATAACTATATCAAATTGATTGTCTGTTGGAGTAGCATCAATAATAGGTAAAGTAATAATAGCACCACTTGATTGTGGAGCATCAGGTTTTGCTCCTGAACCTTGTACGTTATTACCTTCAACTACTTTAGCTGTAATTGTATAGCCTGATAAGTTTGTTAACCAACCAACTACCATGTCTAATCTTGTTTGTTCACCGTGGATAACTGAAGCTAATATAGCTCCATCATCCGTAATCAAGTCTTTTGAACTTGACGTTATCTTTGAGCGTGGCATATTAAATCCTCCTGCCGATCCTCAGATGGGCTTTATTGTTTTTATTATTATGTATTTTTTATTAGACCTTGAAAATCAAGTTTAATTTTCGGCCCATCAGGATTTTGTCTTTTATATTTAACGTTAGCTGCTACAGTTAACCCTGTAGTTGCTGCTAATGCACCATAAAATCCTTTGTCAAAGCTTCTAGAAAATGCGTCTGCTTTAGCTTTAGTCATACTAGTATCCACTGCTTTAATAGCAACTCCTGATATTTTAGCATATTTCTTCGCATCGTTTAAATGCAAAATTTCTAAAGAATTAGATTTAGCAAGACGTTTTAATAGCTTATCGTCTAATTTTTGAGACTTCATGAGTTTATTTTGAAGAGCAGCAATTGACTTTTCACTCTTGGTAGTTTGTACCATAGCTCTTACATAGGCTCTATCTGCTCTTTTAAAGTTCCTCAAAGCTTTTTCAGGGTTATTAAGTCCTAATTGCTTAGAAATAAAACTTGGATTTTTATATTTGTTTTCTGCTGTTGCTTTTGTTAACAATAACTTAGACGAACGAGCTGCTCTACCAGCATAAAGTTGTTTAGAAAAACCTAATTTTTTAGTAAGTTTAACTTTTCTAGCAGCTACTCGACCTCTACGTGCTGTTATCTTAAATGCTTTGAATTTAGCTTTACGACTACGCTTTAATGCGCTAGCTTTAATAGCTTTTGCCAAGGCTCTTTTTTGTGCAGCTGATAATCTCGAGCTGCCAAATTTAAATGCTATTCTTGCTAAAGCCATTATGTTGACATCTTCTTGTATTTAGTTTCTTGAGATTGCTTAATACTATCTGCAGAAGCTCCATACATTCTTTCTATTTGTCTCATTTGTCTGCGCAACCCTATAATGCTAGGTGCTGCAATAGCGGCTTGTACAGGTAATAAAGCTGCACCAACTTTTAAGCTTCTACCTACGTTTCTTGTAATATTTTCACCTAAAGTTAAATCAGAATAGCGTCTACGAAATACACCTGTAGGTGCTACTAATCCTACAGCAGCAGAACCTGCTTTACTACGAAATGAAGATGCTTTATATTTAGCTCTTGAAGAAGCAAGTCTTGCTGCATAGGTTGCCCTACGCTGTCCTGCAAATTTACCTCCTGCTCGGAAGTTAGACCTAAGTACACGACCACCTGCTTTACGTGCTAGCTTCATAGTAGCTACTTTTTTGATAGCCTTTTTACGGCCTATTGTAACCGCCTTACGTTTAGCTGCTCTAGCTGCTGCTCTTTGTGCTTTCTTAAGCGCTAACTTACGGGCGGGTGTCATAACAAAATTAAGTATTCTACTCATTTTAAATGTCCCTATATGTTGTTTTGCCTCTAGTGTCTAGCATAGTACGTCTATTTTCAATTTTAGACAATCTGCGTTGAGCACTAAGTAAGTTTTCAATTCTTTTTCTTTTATATTCTTGTTCAGCAGCTTTGCTTCGACCTACATTTCTTGGTCTATAAGGTTTAGGTGATGACAAAGAATCCATAAGAGTATTTCTTCTTTTTTTAGCTTCAACATTTGCTGCTATAGCTGTACCGTACCCAGCCAATGCTATTCCTGTAGCAACTTTTTGAACACGACTGCGACCTGTTGAAACGCCTTGTGTTAAGGCTGCACTAGAAACTGCTCTTGTTGTTTTTCTTTGAATTCTTTTAGAAGCAGCTCTTACTGCTTTTCTCTTTACTTTTCCTGCTATAACTTTCTTACCTTTACGTCTAGCCGCTGCAGCTGAAGCCCTTTGAGCTTTACGTAAAGCAAGTTTTCTGGCTGGTGTCATAACAAACCTAGCCAAGCGTTTTATTGCCATAGTGTCCTTTCTAGAAGCCAAATCCACGCTTAACGGATTTAGTTCCTGCTCTAATTGGGTACAGATATTCTACAGCATAGCGTAAAGCATCTGTCCAGTGTTCAACACCTTCCTTTTTATCAATCGTAGCACTATCTGGATTAGATTCTACCCACTGTGTACGCTCTAGAGACCTTATTGTATTGACACACTTAGGGTGTATAAGCATATCAATATCACCATTGGCGTTCTTAAACTTTTTATTCACAGCTGCTACTGAATCTACAATCGGTGGAGCTTTTGTATGTGCTCTGGTGAGGATTTTATTTGTCTCTAGGATTTTAAAATCTGTAACACCGACAGCAGCTGAAGTTTTTCTCGCCCTCCCAGAAGGGTCAGGATAGCTTGTGATACGATGACCATCAAACCGTTCTGTAAGCGCCCTTGCTAGGGTTTCTGTGTCAGGGTGGCCTTGCATCTCATCTAAGATGTGTATTTGGCTACCCCTAATGGCAAATATGACGGAGGCCATGATGCCAACATTAAAGTCGATAGCAACATGAACATCTTCTCCGTCTTCGAAAGAAGGAAGTGTTTTGTCTATATGATCCTTGCGGTTAAATGTATAAAATACATTAGTGCCAGAGTCTTCGAAGCTTGCAGTATACTCTCTGGCAAACTTTAAAGGATCAAGGGTTAATTTTACTCTCTCAATCTCATCTTCATCAAGGAAGGGAGAATCATTATAAGTATATGTATAGCTCTTCCAATCATTGTCGGAATCTTGTCTGTTGTACATTTCATAAAAGTAATCATAACCTTTAGGTGTACTAATAATAAGTGCTCTACCAGAATTAGCACCGAACTTTTTAGCATTCATGGGAGACCATCGAGTACTGACACAAGGTTGGATAATAGACTCCCAAGATTCCTTGAGATTCATACCTGCACCTCTCCATGATGTAACCTCATCGGCTACAACAAAGTATTGTCCTGTACCCCGCATACGCTGGGATGCTTCATAAGACCAAAGCTTTAATTGTACGTTATTTGGAAACCAAAAAGTACCTGCAGCCTTTGATGCCTTATCAGCAAAGTCTTCCATGCCTAGTTGCCAAGCTATCAGTGGATAGTAAATATCTACTGCTTGGCTGTATGTAGGCGCTATCAGTGCTACATTCTTATTAGGCACTGATTCTTCTAAGTCCATTAATTCTTGTACTGCTACTATAGCAGCTGTTGCGGCTAAATATGATTTACCAAAACCACGACTAGCATTAACTACTGCATAACGACAAGACTTGTCAACAAATAAATCTCTAACAACTTCTGACTGTTTCTCATGTAACTTTATCATTACTTTTTATAACTCTTTTTATAAGCTTTTATGGCTGGCTTTATAGCTCTATAAGGATTAAATCGTTCACCCTCTTTAGATCCATACTTAAAAGCTTTGTTCATTTGACGTTGAGTATCTAATTGTTTTATTTTATTAATATTACTCATGCTTTACGCCTTTTAGGTTGTGATGAATACTGTTTACCTGCTTTAGTATCTTTACGCTTTTTAGCTGTACTAGCTGCATATCTCTTTTTAGGCATAGCATTAATAGCTTTAGTAGGTAAGTATCTTTCACCTGTAGCATTAGACCCAAGCACAGAAGGTACCGCCACTATCTTTATATATTTTAGCAGCCAATTGCATAGCTCTGGCAGAGTGTTTACCTCCCATACGAGCCTTGGCTTTTTGTTTGGCACGTTCCCAGAGTCTAGGGTTAGACCGCCCCATTACTTCTTTTTGCCACCCTTTTTAGGTGGACGACCACGTTTAGTTCCGTAAGTACCCATTCCTTTTGGCATAATTATTTCCTTCCTGTTGATCTTTGTCTACGAGCTCTTGCAGAAGCTAATTGAGCCTTGCGTAAAGCTGCTTTTTGTTTTCCTGTCATAGGACGACCTTTAAGTCTGCTTCTACGAATATACGGCCCCATTCGAGGATCTGCTTGAATTGCACCGTGTAACCCTTTAAGACCACCTATACTTTTAGGATAATTTGTAATGCCAAATTTAGATGCATATGACTTTACAGTTTTACCTTTAAACATTCTAGCTGCAATGCGGTTTGATGATACTTGTGATTTCATAGTACTTAATCTTATGCTTCTTTCTTGACGTAATTTTTTACGTAAAGCACTTGTATATGAACCTGCCATAATAACCTCTATTATCTAGTTGTTGCTCTGCGTGCATTAAGACCTAAACGGCGACCAATACGGCTATTAGACACACGTTGGCCTAAACGACTATTACGTAAGCGGTTTCCACCACGGCTACCTGATCTACGTGCTTTAGCTGAAGCCTTTTGAGCTTTTTGTAATGCTGCCTTTTGTGCTGCGCTACCCCATGACTTAGCTGCACTTGCTCCTGCTGCTGCACCTGAAGCTGCTGCTGATGCTGCCTTACGAGCAGTACGACCTGTAGAAGTATTTCTTAGCCTACGAATACTAGTAGTCAATCTGCTTGGACGACCGCTACCTGCTCTCCGTGAAGCTTTTTCACGCCCTGAAGAAGCAGAGCTTCTAGCTGTACTAGCTACTCTATTTTCACGACTTGAAGAAGCAGAGCCTCGAGCAGTTCTACGAATAGCATTGCTACGGCTTGAAGAAGCAGAACCTCTAGCTGTACTGCCTATTTTATTTTCACGACTTGAAGAGGCACTACTAGTAGCTTTTCTTCGTGTAGCCTTTTCACGGCCACCTTCATATATAGATTGACCAGCTTTTTTAATACCACCTTCACGAGCGTCTTGTCTACGACCAGCTCTAAAAGCAGCAACCCTCGCTGTTATTTTATTTTTTATTTTTGTTGAACGTCTTACCGCCATGTTATTATTCCTTTAATTTAATGTGGTTAACCATACAAAGCCTGTGAGACAAGCCAGTAAGAATATTAATAAAAATATTCCGGCGCTCCACTCAATTATAGACTGTTTAATCTCCATTTTACGAAATTCATGGTCTTTTTTCTTTTTACGAATCTCTGCTTCAATTCCTAAAAGTTCTTCCCAATGTGATGGGCCATAAGCAACACAAATAAAGTCTTTTAATTCTTTACGCATTGCATCTCTTTTCTTTTGTGCAGCAAACACTTGCATAGCTTGTGCTTCCACACCGCCCCCTAAAGCTTTATACCAAGGTGGATTATCTGTTTGTTTCTGAGCAAAATCTATGTCAGCCATAGCTCCTGCCCATTGAGAGAGTTGACCCCCCATATCTTGTAAATCTTTACCTATACTGATGCCTTTTTTGATAGCGTTAAACGCAGCAGAGGCTCCAGCAATAGCAGTGATTGGATCTATCATAGTTTTCCCCTAGCTGTTATTAGTGCTATCAGGGATATATCTGTTATCTATCTTGACGATCTTTTTCCATCATATTTCTTATGGCTTTTATATTTTCATCCATACGAACTAAAGTTAGTGCTTGTGTTTGTACAATACTTTCTAAAGCTTCTAAGCGAACCTCTTGGCGCATTAAGTCTCTAGTATTATTTTGTATAGCATTATCTAAAGAAGAAACATACCATACAAGAGCTATAGTTTGGGCTATAATAGCTAATATAAATGTTAAGGGTACACTCTTAGAGAAGTGCCAAGGTTCTGATTTACTCATCGTTATTTTCCTTTTTATTATCGGTGAGTACAATAGAAATAGGTTTTCTCTCCGAGAATTCCTGTTCGATTTTATCAGGGATTTTCTTATAGCCATAAGCCATCAAATTATTAATTAGAGTTCCTTGTGTAGCTGTCATCTGTGCATAAGCGCCAGAAGTATGCTTTCCAATTCCTTCTAGATAGTTTAGTTTCTCTGACGTCCAGCCCCAGGCTTTCTACCGCCCTTTGATATCATGGGGTTAGAATTTCCTGGCATTTTATTTCTCCAATGCTTTATTTTCAAGATATTATTTAATTCAAATTTTTTTATTAACACTTTCAATAACTTAAAGTATTTCTTAAATAAGTCTTTGAAACTATTAATAAAAATAATAATAATAAAAGAAAAATTAAATAGTTTTAATGTACTACACTAGGATACCAAAGTGATACTTAATAACCCCCCGAAAAGAGCTATTAAATAGCACAATTGGACATCATCGGGGGGAATAAGCAACTATCTTTCAGATGTCAGTAGATAGCAACTATAAGTATCACTTTGGCAGAGCCTAGCAAGTTTATTCTTAAACGTCAGGTATTATTTTTTACAAATACTGCTAAGTGGCTTGGAGTGTTATAAAAAATATTTTCTATAGTAAAATAATCTTTAAACCTATTTAACCACCACTCACCGTCTTGTATTATCAGGTGAGCATTTCTACCATCTTTCAGCTTATGACCTGCTGGAACTAAGCAAGGTTGTAGTACTGCACCATAAATATTTATTAATTGAATATGTGATAATACATCACTTAAACACTCTGGTTCTACATGTTCAAGAACATCAAAACAAATTACTATATCAGCCTTTTTAGGACAAATATCTTTACCGATAACTCCAGGATCATATTCTAGTACTGATATATCAGGGAAAAGTTTATTACAAACTTTTTTAAATGTTCCATTACCACAACCATAATCTAATATTGTATTAATAGAACTATTCAAATAAGTTTTTGCTTTAGGTATAATCCACTTAACTTTAGTGTTTACACCACCTCCCCAATTTGTTTTATTATGTTTTTTCTGAAGTTGTTCCTTATAATATTCTGTGTATAGCATTTTTAAACAGAAATATCTAGAACTTCACCTTGAAATAATCTTTGTCTTTCATAGTAAGTATTGTTTTGTTGTTTATGACGTTCCATAAGCTGTTCAGCTTTTTCTCTCCAATTTTCCTCTAAAACTTTTTCTGCTCTCTTTTCTTTAGCAGTTACCATTTCTTCTCTAGTTTCTCTATAAGCACCATCTTCAGGCATTAAAGCTTCATTATAAGGTTTAAAAAGAATATTGTCATGAGTTTGAAAAGGCATACTAGGGAGGGGCATATGAGATAATAATGTCATTTGCAATCCTTTTGGCATCCACAGTATCCACACTTAGAGTGTGTTAGTTTATGTTTGATATGCATAACAATAGCATAAGCTGCTACTATGTATGCTACAATGTTAATTATTTCCATGTAATTTCCTAGTTATTATAAATAAAACAAATTTGATGTCCGAATAAAAGTCTTTAAGAAAGTTTTTAATTTTCTTCCTAGACTTCCAAACAATATATTTAAGGTATTTAGATCTGAGTTCTACAGCTCGGCGGTAGTATATACTGCTTGGGTCATCCATGTCAGGAGTCTTCCTTCTTAGTT